CTGTGGCGTTTGTGCGGTCGCTTGGGTAGGTGCGTACAGATATATGCAGCGGCGGCTCGCCGCCCCTATAGACCACGCGAAGCGTACCGCTTCCCTATGGGCGTAGCCCACACTACAGTCCCATGCAAGGCATGTCCTTATGGGCAGTGTCATTAGCTAATGACTCTGCATAAGAAAGCCGCAACAGTAGCAGTCGTAGACGTGCTTGTGTTGCGGCGTGTAAACGATTGGAGCGTATACCATGTATAGCGTAAAGCGTGACCCGAAGGGGTACACCCTACTAACCTATCATAATAGAATCGGATACATAATTATCATTAGAGTAACTCAATCCACTCTCCAAAATACCTGTTACTAATTGGTCTGCTGTATCGGAGTAATGCGTAGACTCTTGTGCTGGTACATTCATATCATGCTCTGTACTCTTATCCTTTCCAAAGCCATCCTTTCTCTGCTCTGCCTGACTGTTGTACATAGATAGTATTAAGTCGCTACAGTTCTCTCTATTAAAGGTAGGTCTCTTCTTATACGTACCATTGTTAGTTAGGAAGTTACCCCACATACGATACTTCTTTTCATGGTTCGGTGCCTTACCCATATACATAGTCTTCACTACAAACTTGTGCCTTCTTAGTATGGTTATTACTTCATCACATATACGTGTCTGTCTATCATCACCAACCGCTGTGTGGTCATACCAATAGTACACTAACCTACGCTTCATGGGTCTGTAGTAAGCACAGAAGTCATTCACTACTGCATCTAGCTTATTAGGGTATAAGGCATGCATACCTTTCAAGAACCTTAGTTCAGTTGGGTAGTCCTGTGCTACCAATAGTGGGTGGATACGCCTATTGTAGTCCAGTGCGATGTGCAGGGGCATATCTATATTAAGGTCTTTATCCTTACGGCAATCGAAGGAAGGGTTAGCATAGTCTATCTCAGTAGCATCAAAGTAATCTTCATTCTCACTGAAGTAACCGTGTACCTCTTCATCAAAGTCAGGATAGAACCCATTCTCTAGCTTTAACGGTCGAAGGTTTAGTATTTGAGTATCGAACTGAAATTGGCTGGTATCACGCAATTGTTGTTTGATGTAGTCAATACCAAGGGCGTGTATATTCTCCAGCGTAGAAGCTTCCTGATAATAGAGCAGACCTCTACGCAACTGGCGAAGCTCATCATCAATAACAGCAATCTGTTTGGTTATTTCAGCCTGTACTGGCTTTAGTGATTTAGTAAAGAAGTAGTTGAGTTTATACCTAGCTACTTGCAGTTGCCATATTTGGTTAACCACTTCTTTATCCATGTCATTGACCTTATCAAGTATCCATCTACCAGAAGAGCCGACAGGCATATCGGTTGTGAACGTTATGCCATGATGGTAAGGATTACCCGCGAATGCAGGAATCATTCCTCTATTTGCCGGGAATAGTTCAGTCTTTAGCTTTTCTTCATTGAGCAGCTTAGCTTCATCACCGATTATCCAATCGATGGTGATACCATTACTAGAGCCTTTTCTATCCTGACTGATGATGTGGCATCCGCCACCATTAAACCAACTGATAAAATACTTATAGTCTAGCGGTGGACGGTAAGGGCCTTTCCAACCCCACATCTTTTTCCATTTGTCGGATGGCTTACGTCCGACGAGAAAATGATGATCCATAATATAACCAAGGTTTTGCCATCCTGCAATGAGACCAGGTAAAGTTCTGGTGAATGCCTGAGAGTAGGTAGCAGAAACGGCAACGCCTGTTCCCCTTGGCATGGTGCCTAAATAGCATTGTGCGCTTTTTGGTGCAAGAATACCTTCACTCTTACCTGTACCACGTCCAGCTACTACCATTTCACTGCCTGCACCAACGAGCATACTTTTAAGCTGAGGCTTATTAAAATGTAGTTTCTTATCCATTGTTTAAGTCTTCGTGTTCAATGTCTTCACTATCAAAATGACTAAACACATCCATATTAATCTTAACGGTTCTTTTAGCATTGATGGCGTCAAGTAATTCTTTCATGTTGATGTCAGGAGCTCCAAGTAATCGAGGGTCGAATGTGGCTTCTATTTTATGGCCTTCAAATAGTTCGCCTGCTGAGTCGTCAGTTTCTTCGATAGATGCAAGTAAAGATTGAATTACTTTAGAGTAAGCAGCTGCATTTTTATGGTCGCCCAACTCAAGGCATTTGCGCCGGGCATCCTTCAGTATTTCTTTTTCTACAATTATCTCAAAGCGTTTATTGATATTGATGAATGAAGGGAATATTTCTTTGGTGGCATTGATGTCCTCATAAGCCTGTGCTATCTTGATTCCATAGAAATTCTGAAGCTGAGTAAGAACTTCCTTTTCTGTGTATTTCCCCGAAACCAATTGATTGTATACAAACTGATAGCGTTTAAGCTTTTCATCTTGCATCGGGGTTAATTGGAAGTCACCAAAGCGATTGGTCAGAAAAGCTTTGATAGTCTGCCAATCACGCGTTTTCTCCATAAGCATATCGGTGGCATTCTGCAACTGATTTGCTTTGACGGCAAGAATTTCTTTGAGTTTGGGAACCTTGTTTTCTTTTTTCATTTATCAATCATTTTAACCTTACTTTTCAATAACATATCAAGAGCTAATGTTTGTGCAGGGCTGCTGCCACTTTTGGCAAGTTTGATAACACTTTTACGAAGGTCTACTTCACTTTGAAGCCTGCCGCTATGAAAAGCTTTGTATCCTTCATGATCAGGCGTCAAATCACACACCCAAATAAAATGTTCAACATCTAACTCAAGCATCATTGCTACTTCACGGGGCGTAAAGAACAAAGCAGCCAAATCAGTAATTTGTTTTAATAGATCATTCGAATATTGTTGCATCTGTCATAACTTTTTCAATCCAATTAATATGAAACTCTGCTACGTCTTTATTCGTGCTTACTAAACCTGCCTCAATGCGCGGGTTTTGTGTCCAGTTGGCACTAGCAACAATGGTAACGCACCCAACATCACTTTTTATTACTGTAACCTTCGCATGGATGGATGTAAGGAATATTGAGTTGATGTTCATTGATGCCAGGTGAAATACTTCTGGTGTGCGAACCTTGGCGCGATAGTCAAGTAGCATCTTTACATTAGTGATTTCACCACGTTCTTGTGCCAAAATAAGTTGCCTTATTGGAAACTCCCTGATGGCATAAGTAGTGATGTAAAGCTGTGCCGGTTTATAAATTGTAAGAAGCTGCATTACTAGGTCGTGCATGCTCCAATCGCCATCACTGATAAAGTGAACGTGTTCACTGGTTTTAATTGCCTCAACCAATAGCTTCAACTTGTCAGGATTGCGACAGATAACCATATCGAAGGTTGATACAGTTTCAGCATGAAGGTGGTTGTCTTCAACCTTTATATCGTCTTCGATTTTAATGAGTGCCATCTTACCTCTAGTTTTTTAATGTTGTCTTCATGCTCCTGTAGTGATACAATTCTCTCAGGTGTTGGTGCTAGCTTCTTTTTCTTACTGTAATTCTTCCTGAGATTGTCCAGTGTAGGCTTTACCAGTTCATCCGGTAGGTGGCTGTATTTATCCTGCGTATCAAGCTCGGTAAAATCACCTGCAGGAAGAGAGCCGTTCTTGTATACATAATCGGCTTTGTCATAGAGTTCACTTACTCTTTGATAATCCTTTACGATGTCGATGGCCATTCTTGCCCTGGTCTCAACTTTGTCTGGCGGGTTTACATTAAGGAATGCATTTCCCTTGATGTCTGCAAATAACAAAGCCCTTTGATTCATGATTTGTTTGTAAAGAAGATCTGCTTCTTTTTTACATGCATCATAGAGCGTTGGATTGACAGGGGAGAAGTTATCAGAAGTAACTACGACTGTTTTTTTAGGATTTTGGATAGCCATCACCTTGTTAATGATATTTTCAGTTGCTTCCTGCTCAGGTGTTTTTTGTGCTTTAAGTTCTTGGCAAATGCGTAGTAATTCCTCCTGAAGCTTATTGTACCCCCAGTCAGTTTTGCCGTTGTTTTTGAGTACAGCAAGAATCTTTGGGTTATGCTGTAGCTTTTCGTACAGAATAACGCCACTGTAAAACTCCCTTGTACCATTGAGCCATGCTCTAATTATATCTAGCATAGTTCAATAATACAACATGGCGAACGCCATCTAAAGGACAATTACCAATCTTCTGTTTCTAATGGAATTTCTCCACTTTTAAAGCCTGCCAAAACAAATGCAGCTGCATCATTCATGATTTCATTAAATCCATTAAAATCTTCTTTTAATTCTTTGGCTTCCTTGATATTACGTTTAAGAAGAATTAAAGGGTATCCCAAACTTGGGGTAACACGGACAATTACGTATTTTGGATATTTGATTTTGTCAAATGGTTTGCTTGTAAGCCTGAATATGCAGAACGGTTCAAGGCAATGAACGATAAACGGACCTTTACTTTTTGTGTTCTGTGGATTGCTGAAAAGAAAGCGTGGATATTCTCTAGCCATAGTGAAGTTTATCAGAGTTTATACAGGTGATGCGCCTGTTTATGAGTGTAAAGTTAAGCGTTTCTCTTGAATAACCATTCAAATCTCATTTCACCAAAATCATTAAACTTATAGCCTAGTTCATGCAACCAGATATTTACTGAGTTGATAGTGAATTCATTTGAATAAGGAAATATGCTTACTAATTTTTCGTAGACTTCTGAAGAGGAAAGATGAAACTCAGTTTCGTTGATATTGTCGGCTGGACAATATAGATCAAGCAAGCATTTCTTTATCCTGGTAATAAGTTCATTTTCGGGAACATCTTGCTTTTCCTTTTTATCAGTAGCATTGATGATTACTTCGTTTTCTGAAACATCCTGTTTTTCTTTTTCATTAGTTTCTTCCATCGTATTCGCTTTTTAAAAATTAGTGGCTGCTGTACGCGAATACATAGGTTTAACCAATTGGATAGAAATCCAAGCAGCCACCATTAAGGTAGCATATTGATTAAACTGTAAGTATTCGCGTCTGGCGAAAGTAACAAAAAAAGCCTCCCAATGATGGAAGGCTTTTTTAAAACTACGTTTTAAAAGCTACTAGTCAGTAATAACTACTGGCTCTGCTCCTGGATTGTAAATTAATGGTCCACCATCAAAAGTTATTTTTGCGGTGTATCCTTTCACACCATCCTTGGTAGTACCGGTGCTAAAATCAACCGTCATCCATGCGCTGAGAGTATCGTTTCCTAATTGATACCACATATCAGCTTCGGAGTTGGCATCTTTAGCCAATGCAACAACAGGTGTGTTTTGGAACTTTTTCATTTGCTCGTGAACCTGAGCATAAGAACCAGGAATAAAAATGTCCAACTCTTGCATTTGCCCTTGCAATGCAAGTTCACCTCTTGACTTGATATCAAGTTTGTTTTTCTGAGGAGCAAGTTGGTGTTTAGCAAATCCTTTACCTGTAGCAAAGGTGTGTGCGGTGGTGATGGTAATCTCATCACCTGGATCAGTGAATGGAGCCGTAGGCACTGACAAAGCAGTTATCCAAGCCATAGGCGCTATCAAAACAAACTCCGCCAATCCGCTAGGGATGTTCTGAGGGGTCTTTAAATTTTTGTATGCGTAAGTAGACATAACTTAATAAATTGATGAATGATTAAATATTTTTTACTATTAAAAGAACCATTTTTAAACCTGTTCTTTCAGGATGTTTTGCCCTTCAATAGCTAAAATTTCCTTTAGCAAAGCATTATCCAATGCAGCTTGATCAGCTAAAACAATTTCGCTTCTGTTAGGCAAACGGAAACGAGCGACAGTAAATTTGTATTCCTTGCCGTCAACCTTAACAGCATCTTTAGGAATCTCTGGCAATTCCTCTTTTTTGTTAAGAGTTATTTCGGTTTCTTTTTTTGCTGCCAATAATGATTTAAGGGTATTAATTTCTTCCCCTTGTTTTTTTACAATCTCATGCAAATCAGCAGTTGTAATTTCCGTTTCTTCTGTTACTTCAAACATGCTTTTTTGAATTATGCCACCCTATTGCTAGGGTGGCTTTTTATTAAATATTGTTTACTACTAGCTTGTTTCCAAGTCGTTGGTGAAAATTACATCATACAACAAGAAACCTACACCCATCCACCAGTCAGTATAGATTTTCACCTTACGATCTACCTTTTCAATCTGGAAGGCATTTTTATTCTCATAGCCCTTGATAGGTGCCCAAGCGTTCCACTTAGGAGTACCCCATATTTTACTAGAACCATTTTGAGAATAACGACCTGCCACAGAGAAATTAGGGAACAAAGGCGATTGATCCAACTCGGTTTGTTGCGCATAGTACATATTGTACTTAGTACGTACACCCTCACGGAAACGCAATTGAAGTGATTTACTCATGTTGAAAAAGATTTTTTCACTCCAATAGATTTCAGGAATACCTTTAAAGAAGGTTTCAATCTGACCAACAAAAGTTACTGGGTTGGTAGACAAAGAACCCGTAGCAATAGGAACAATCCTGCTATCGGCAATACCAGCATTGATAAACTTCTTAATACCATCCATACTCTGTGCCGCAGTATTGGCTGTACCTTCGGTAGGCGCAACATAGCTACCACCATAGATGGCTGCCATTTCTAAATCCTTATCGGATTGCTTTAAAATGTAAGCTTCTATAAACCAACGAACAAACGGCCATTCAATACGATTGGTGCTATTGCTAGTTAAGAATCCTAACCATGACTTCACCAACTTTTGAGGATTGAAAGCCTGATCAATCTTTTGATTGAACATATTGATGGTAATTCCCTTGAAAGTAGTACTTCCTTTAGGGGTGAAAGTGTCTTGGTAAGACTGCAAAATTTCACCAACTTGTACGTCTGATGCCCTAAATATGGTATCAGTCTCAGGGATGATGGTGAAGTTTTCCAACGTTTCAAACGGTTGGAACGGACGAAGGTGCAAGTCTTTCAGACCTTGACCTGAGTCGATGTAGTACGCCCCAAAGTCACTTATAATCTGATCTGGGGTTAAAGTAGTATCTGGCATACTAAAAGATTTAAACTGTTATTAAAAATTGTTACTAAAAAAATTAAATTGATCGAACCATTTTCCCGCCAGTTAATTCATCTGCCATCATGTTAGCCGGATGCTCTGGGCTATCAAAAGGGATAGCTCCACTTGTAGGTGCAGGAGGAGGAGTATCTAAAGGAGCAGTTGTAGTACTACCAATACCACTAGGCTTTCCACCTAACTCTAAAACTTTTGCTTCCAATTCTTGAATCTTGGCAGATTGTGTAGAAATGGTAGTTTCTTTTTCAGATACAGTAGCAGTAAGAGCTGTAACAGATGTTTCTGCTATTTCAAGACTGTCCTTAGTTTCAGTAAGGGTAGTTTGCAATGTTGCTACCGCCTCTGCAGTAGCTGTTTCTTGCGCTTGTAATGCACCTTCAATTGCACTAACATGACCAACGGTCATCCAAACTCCTTCTCCTATAACTGAAGAATCGAAATGTTCCTTCTCTGGAACTAATGCTGTAACTTTTGGGTACTTCATATAAATAAAAATTAATTTTTGTTACGTTTTGCCAACCAAGCGGCTTTACTAACTACCTGGTTAAATGGTTTTATGCCATCAGCTAATCCTAGCTTAACAGCATCCTTTGCAAAAAACATTTTACCTGAGTTCCATTCTTTTATTGAATCTGAAGGTTTTCCCCCTCTGCTTTTGGCTACGTAGTTGATAAAGGCATCAACTAGTATTTCCAATTCTTCTTCTAAACAAGAATAATCGCCTTGCATGGCATCCTTATAATTCTTATTCTTATCTATACTTTGGGGTGCATATACTTCATGAAGTTTGATACCTTCTTTTTCAAGGTATCCAGAGAAGTCAAGGAAAGAACAATATGAGCCAATGCTGCCCATTTGGTCTAGTTCATTACTTAGGTAAGTTTCTTGGCCACAACTAGCAAACATAATCCCTAGTGATGCACATCTGCCATTTACATAAGTAAGGATTGGCTTAGGTGATGCTTCAGCAATTGCGCAATAATTATTTGCTGCGCCTGATTCCCCACCAGGAGTATCAATTAACTGAATAATTGAACCGATGTTCTCAGTGTTAAGCATCTGCATGAGAGTAGAAGCCATACTTATTCCACCCGGAATGCCACAGCTACCATTGTATTTGGTAATAGGTCCAGAAATAGGAAGTACACCAACGCTATTAGGTGGAATGTTTGGATTTGGAATCATCCTTTCATTTCTTCCATCATAAACATTTAATGAATACTGAATTCCAGTAGATGCATCAATGCAAAAAGGCTGTTCTGTTTGCTCATTTCCAGAGCGTTGAGCGAAGGATACTTCTTTTCCTTGAAGTAACAATAATACCATTGGCATATGGTTGCTAGCCCAATTCTTGTCTAACATCCATTTGCCATCTAGTATTGCTGAAACTGTTTTAAAACTCATTTAGTGCCTTATTTCTATACGAAAATCACGGCATTGAGAAGGGATTAAAAGGACTAAAAATCAATTTTTTATACCATATAAAATGGTGGATAAAACTCTGAATCGAAATTCATGGTTATTTGAGCCTTCAAATTACCATTAGGGCTATTGGATTGTTTGTTGTCGAATGAGAATAACATACCATACTCTTTATTACCTACAATTCTTTTTCTCCTGTTCCTGTCTGTGGCAATAACGACCAGCTCATTCATTCTGTAAGTCTCCAAAACTTGAAGAGTAGCGGCATCCAAATCATTAATCAGCCCAGAAATACTAACGCTTATTACCTGTCCACTCTTGGAAGACTTCGGTTTTTCTTCAAAATCATAGGTCAACGGAGCAAAAACAAGTTCGTGAAAACTTTTCCCGCTAATCAATGAAATTGCATTAACAACGATGCCTGTAGCAAAATCTATTACAATGTCTGCATTGAGCCATTGTTTTGGTACTATTTGAATTTTGCTGATACCAGCATTAGTTGAGCCTGACTTTAGTTCAATATTATCATAAACATCTTTCATGTAAACAAAACTAAAAGGCAATGTTCGCCGCCACTTCTGAAAGGACAGTTCGGGAAATGTTTTTGTTATAAAACAGCCTTTTTTTATTGTTTTGCCTATATCTATAATAATCTTTCTTCATAGAATCATCACTCCAAGCCTCAATGTCAATTCCTAGCTTTTTTCTAACTGCTGGTAGGTGTGCCTCAAAAGAGGGGAGTATTTCTATTGCATCATCCATCAGCTCGTAGTATCTATGCTTGATGAGCAGCTCCACAAACTGGTTAAAGTTTTTGATGTTTGTTTCATTGAGGTTAAACCCTCTTACTCTGAAAGTTCTCATGGGAATATATACCCTTATGGTGGTTGTATATCTGGCATTAGAGAACTCTGTTTTTCTTTCATTGGTCTTGTGCTCCAGCAGATCATGTAACTTATTGCCAAACAGATTGTTGGCAGTCATCTCTGGGCGTTCCCCTAGTTGAGAGATAATGTAAGCTTTGATGTATGCCTTAGTAGGTATGTCAATACTCATGAATCCTTTCATATTCTTTATTGATTTAAAATTTTAGAAATTTCATGGTTAACCTCCATGTTTCGGTTTATTCTATCAGTAGCCTCTTTGGCTGCTTTTTTACCTACTATAACAAGGAGGAGGGTGGCTATTACTCCCCCAAGTATTAATCCGGCAACAAACCACAAGCATGAAAAGCCTGATTGCAAAAAAAAGTGCTTCATAATTTTTTATTTTTTTTAAAAAATGAGTTCAAAAAGTCGTTTTTTCTTAATGGAACATTGGAACAATGGAACATGGTGGAACACATGGAACACGATGGAACATTTTTTATTCATAACTAATTGATTTTAAATATTGTTCCATCTGTTCCATGTGTTCCAAGCGTTTTAAGGGTCTGCCAAATTTTTTATATAATAAAAAAATAAAAGCACATTTTTTATGTGCTTTTGTTGGGTGTTCCGATATGTTCTAAAATGGCATGTCCTCATCATTATTTTTGTTTTTATTGTCATATGGCATGTTAGACCCTATATCAACACCCATTTCTTTATACTTTGATACCAGTCTTTTATCATATTTGTCATCACCTTCTAGAGCCTCTTGTCTCAATCTAATCATATCTATACCTAATTTAGAGTACCTCATTTTATAACACCAGTTATTACTTCCATCAGAAAATCTTTTTCTTACGTAATCTATATACATCGAAGAATCTAGTTTAAGATAATGTTCAAGTGTGCTTTTACTCAAAATGTTTGGGTCGTTTCTACTTCTCAATTCTTTAAGGTAAAGTGGATGTACTTGCATAAGTCTTAGATACAAGTAGCCATCCTCCAAAACAAAATCTTTGTTTTCGTGAATGATGTCTTGAGTGAACATTGATTCAACTACTCCCCAGAACTTAGAAACATCATTATTACCTGCAAGAACATGGTGTTGATTAATCATGTTATCTATAAGAAACGCTTTTGCCTCTTTGTAGGAGAATGGAAATTTAATGGCTTCATTTAATAGGTTCATATAAGTTAATAGGATAGAGATGTTCATCATCATTCTATCATCTACCTCCGTATTGCTCACATCCTTAACTACTTCCTTAAATATTATCTGAAGCTTCTCTTTGAATCCATCCTGTATTATTTTTCGGTGTTTGAATATATCGGCAGTGATGGAAGAAAGGCCATGAGATTCATAAGTGTTCTTTAATTCTCCAAAAGCTTCTCTCTGTTCATTAGTAAACTTCCCATCTTCGAAGGCTAGCATAATAACACGCATGAATAGAGCAGGCTCTTGTGTAGGCATATCTTGACCAGATAAAAGGCAGCTTGAGTATATTGGTGTACTTTCAGTAGAAAAGTCATTAGTCATCTTACCGCGCTCATAACCTTTACCATCATATATATTCTTTAGAGACTCGATAAACTTCACAGGTAGGTTATTCTTGTATTCATCTAGCCAAACGATGGCATTGCGGAACTGGGCAAACTTTCGCATAAAGCCAACTACTGTACTGGCACCGCCTAACATTATCTGGTCTTGCTTCTCCCCAAACATTGTCATGATACTTTCTGCCATCTGTCCTTTACCTGCTCCGGGTGGACCAAACAAATTGAGCATTGGGTAGCGTTGGATTTGTTTCATAGTAATATCTCTGAATAGAGAACCTATATAGAATAAGATACATGGAATGGATTTCTTTCCATAAGTCCTATCCATTAGTGTAGCCCATTCATTGAACCCAAATGAATTTAACGGTTCAATGAATTTGAACTTCTTTTCATTTACAAACAAATCATCTTTTTCAGCAAACATTTTACTGCATGCAGGAATGAAATAGTTTTTGTCCTGGTAATTAACTATTCCATATTGGTCAATTGGCATAAAGTCAAGCTTACCATCAGCATTAACCTCTAATGGCATTATGCCATTTGACCATGCCCAAAACATTCCACGAGAATGATACCCTAATGTTTTTACTAAATCTGTCTTTACTTCATCCTTCTGCAGAAACTCTTGTAATCGGGTAAGGTCTGCATCTGTTCCTTTGAAGACAAAGTCTCCTTTTCTGGCCAATACTTTTTTAAACGATCCCAACGCAACAAAATCATCAGTATTCAGATTAATCACTACCTCAAAGCCATATACATTCTTTAGTGCAATCAACCTGAAAGCTGAGTCTTCAGAGGTATTAACGTGGTAAAGTATTTTCATGGTAAAGTTTGATATTGGATAATCACCTTTACCACCACGAGAGTAATAAACATCATCATGCTCATAAATGCCATACTTCAAGGCATCATACACATCTTGCATATCTCCTTTGAAGTCCTCGGGCATTCCAGCCTCTTCTTTGGTTTTTATTTTCATTTCGAACTGTGCCTTCATTTTGGCAGTAGCTTCTTTTTGAGCCTTATCAGTGATGGCTTTGTTCACTGATTTTTTTAATGTTGACTCCGGGAGGTTGATAATCCTTTTTGCCTGAAGCTCCGCCAACGAATCCTTATGAAGTGATAGCTCTTGCTGCAATGTTTCCACTTCTTTGTCATGCTCTTCGCTTTTGTTCTTCCTAGCCAATAGTTTTTTGATTGACTTATCAATGTCACTGATTGACCTTTCAGTATTGTTGATGTCATTGATAGTATTTTTAATGTAAAACGAGTTGTTTTCAGTGATGCTTTTAATGTAAGCAGTTCTTTTTGTTTCATTTGAAATGCAGAGAAGCATTTGAGTAATAGACTCAACAGCGGAGGCTTGTTCGTCTGGTTCTTTAACATTACTCCATAATTTGTTGTATTTCCAAATAATGGCATCATTATGAAGGGAAATGAATTTGTCGGGAATTGACATAGCAGTAGTATTGGTCATTTTTAAGCGACTTTAATTGAGGAAATAAATTTTAAAAATGGGGTTAGGTGTTCGATTGGAGACTGCTCACTTCCACCTAAGCGGGTTCTAGCAATAGAACCCGTTTTTGCATCTACAACTAGCAGCTTTTTCTCACTAAGAATCAATAGGTTATGAGAAAAGATATTCATGATATAAGGTGTTCGATAGCTTCCGCTCTGATAGTATAGTTTACTATCGAACACCATGCGGATAAGCTCTTGCTTTTGGATTACTGTAGCAGCTTCATAAAGGGAAACCATATCAGTCAACTTTCTAAGATTTCCATATAACAGCGTATAGGCTTCTTTATCGTCTGCAGATAACTCTTCAATCTTTGATTTTAAGAATATTCGTTGTTGAGTTAAGTCCTTGAAATGTTTGTTGTAGGTTTCAAATGTCATTTGCTCATCAATCCATTTTGTCTCTACACTGGTAATCCTTTTCTCAACAGTAATAAGCTCTGTTTTAAATTGGCTTATCAGTATTTTGTTTTCTTGCATGGCAGCTTCTAACATTTCCCTGCTCTTCTGCTCAATGGCCACCACCAAATAATTAGGAAGGCTTAAATAGGTAAGCATTTCTCTTAGTTGGCTGTGAGCCTTAATAGTGCCAATATTTAAATGGCCTGTACTTTTCTTGCACTTGTAGTAGTTGTACCATTTCAGTCTTCCCTTGCTTGGTGCTCCAGTGGCGGTTATTCCACAATGACATTTGAGAACTCCCCTTAGTGGGAACTCTTCTCTAATCATCGTCAAAACTTTGTCTTCTTTACCACTTAGCTTTTTTTGTGTCATTTGCCAAGTCATCATGTCAATGATGGGTTCATGTATTGCAGGGAATATTCCTCCTGGTAATGTCCTCCAAGGCTTTACGTTTTGCTGTCCGCTGTATATTGGATTAACCAATATATCTTGAACAGGAGATTTACTTCCTAGCTTGAAGCCTTTCTCTTTAGCCTGTTCCTTAATCATATAGATGGGAACATTCTTTAGGTATGAGTGGTAAATAAACTTTACTATGATTGCCTCAGCTTCATCAATAACAAGTTTTCTTGCCTTGCCAGTTCCTTCGGTTCTGTAGCCATAAGGTGGCTTTGCGCCAATAAATCTTCCCTCTTGTGCTTTAGCTGTGTAGATGCCACTGTTTATTTTATTGGCTCTACGAATGTTATCGTCTTCAGCTAGAAGGAAAGATAATCCAGTGCGGAAGAAACTGCCGCTATCACGGTAATCGTAGGTAATACCTTCAGTTACTGATACAATCTGAACAGCGTATTTAAGTTGAAGTTTTTTGATAAGGCTGATGGCTTCTCCTGCATCGCGAGAGAAACGATCCATTTCTGTAACTACAAGATAGTCGCAATCTTTATGATGCTTGGCTATGAATTGAGTAAGCAATGTCATATCTGGGCGGTCAAATGTTTTTGCAGAATGCCCGGCATCAATAAAAGTGTCTGTCAGTTCTACTTTGTTTATTTCAAACCACCTAGAGGTGTACATATCCTGCGTCTCAATGCTGCTGTGGCTCTGTCCCTTGCTGCTGTACCTTAAATAACGTATTCCTTTTTTCATGCAGTTCTTTTAAAGTGGTGGAAATTATGACGTTGGAAAACAAATCTACTAACCTTTCCTCTTCTGGAGTAAGCATTTGTACAACTAATGTATCAGGGGGTTCAATATGTTGGCTATTAGCATACATTAAAATCCTTCTGACTTATCAATGCGCTTGAAACTGATAACCCAAACCCAAGTATTTGCCTTCCAACTGTCTTTACCGTTGATAGATTGCCAAAGAGATTTAAAAGAGTCTATTGGAGTAAACCTTATGCCATTTGTAGAGTGAAGAAATTTTGCACCATCAGACAAGTAATTTCTGTAAACAATTGGCTTATTTATTCCATTACATTCGATACCCTCTTTTACAGCATCTTCTCTGGTAATATCATTCAACCTTTCCACTCTTATTTCAGTAATCTCTAAGAAGATACGGCAAGCAGCTTTGGGCATGAATAGGGATGGTTTCCATTTTGGTTCTGGCATTAGTTCAGCAGCAACATTATTCCAATCTGCTTTATATCCACAACTATGGTCATCAAAATAATCAGGAACAAATGCTTCTCTTACCCAAAGTACATCGCCTACTTTACCGTAAGGGCAAGTGTTATTTTCCTGCATCCATTGACTTGTTTGTCTTAGTGGGTGTTCGTCTGCTTTGTACAGCTTAATCTTTCTCCTGGTCATTGTCTTACGACCTTCAATGATTGCCTGTACCATTGGGGTACTGAATAAAATTGGAATAAATTTCATGATTTAACGTATTGAGGTTTAACAATTGCATCTCTTTGAGCGAATAACATGTAAGCTTCTAATTCACCTATTACACTCGCAACATGTCTTCTTGAAGCTTCCTGACCTCCTTGGTCATAGTGTCCTTGTAAGTCCATTAATCTGCCTCCACATTCAAGATATCTTTCCCTGATTATTTTATGGATACTATTCACTTTATCGCAGTAGTCAACCCATATTTTATTCCATCCTGTTTCTAAAGGCTTATTATGCTTCATAAATGGGATTATTTTACGGTTATTAGAGCGAGGATTCTTTCTTTTTTACCATCATGGTAAAGCTTCAGTACTTTTTTAGTCTCGTCTGTAAATAAAAGTTTGTAGTATCTATCAGCTACGGCAGTATTAGCTCTAGCTATATTAGAAATCTCTTTCTCCAGTGACCACTTTAAAGTTTCTAGGTTATCACATTCAAATTTGTATTGACTCAAAAGCCCCAATACTTTAAGTTCATATAACCCGTTCTTAGTTTTCTTTTTTTCTATGTTTAGCATGGGGTTTAGTTTAAAGATTCAACTACTTGTTTTACTAGCCATTGCATTGCTGGAGGTGTAACTGCATTTCCCAATTGTCTTACTTGGTCTTTCCCACTTCCCAATACAACGTACTCAGCTCCGAAAGCCATTGCAAGCTTTATCTCCGATGGCTTTAGCATACGGTAATAACAATCTTCAATATTTGGAGCTTGGTAGCTCACAAGGCTGTGCCTGTCTTTTGTAGTAGCAGTTCCCAAAGCTTCGGTAATATGGCTAAGGGTTGTCTGGCCATAGTTATAATGTATAAAGCTGTTCCAACTTTCATTGGTGATAATTCCATGATAAGGAACTGTAGTGGCACAAGAAAGAGGGCTTGTTACTGGTCTAGTATTGCTGCTCTTCTTTAGCTCTACAATAAAAGGCGGTGTGACCAAACTCATAGACTGCCTTGTGGCTTGTGTCTGTACAGGGTCAGTTGCTTTTCTTACATATCCTTCCTGCTTGCTATGCTCATTCTGCAATATCATTGGAGGAGTAACAAGCTTGAAATGATGAGCAGTTGTTAATGTACCAAGATATTCTTTTGTATTCTTTACCCTGCAATCGATACCCGTACTATGTTGATCATTTACAATAAACGGTGTAAGCAAAGCATGTTGATCACTCGTGGTTATGGTACCAGTGCTTTTTGCAACTGGAGAGCAATAGCCCGGCGTAAAGTTGTGGACCATCATTGGTTCTTTGCCATACTTGTTAAGCCCGTAGTTAATACGCCTAACAGTATTCTCACTCAATGGATATTTGCGGTCTCCTATTCTCGTACCAATGTTACTCCAATCAATAACATTAAAGGCAGCATGGTAGTATGGCTCTACTCTTTGTCCATCATTAGGGCAACAATAAACGTATTGTTTATTATACTTGCCTGCCCTTTTGGTAGAATCTTTCCAAGTCTGTACAGAATGAACATCCTTTTCGCATTTTGGGCAGTGTGCCAAAGGTGTATAGTCCAAGTTTGGGGCTTTGTTGCCAATCTTCCAAAATACAATATACATCCTGTCACGGCTCTGAGGGGTTGGATGGCAGTGCATGGAGTTGAGGTAAACACATTTATGTTTATAGCCCAATGCAAACATTGCCTGTAACCATGCCTCAAACATTATCCAACTTCTGGCATCTACTACATTTTCTACTATGATGGCATTGTAGTTATGGTATTCTGCAAAGCGGCAAACATCCCACATGGTGGCGCGGCTTCTTTCGGCCGATGCGTCCAATGTTCCTGATTCAAACAAATCCATTTGTGCTTTAATCTGCTTCTTTCCTTTTGCAAGGGAATGGTTCGTACATTCTGGAGAAGTTATCAGAATATCAGTAGAAGGATACCTACGTGGGTCACATGCACTAATGTCTGTGCATTCGTGTAGAGCATTTGGAAAGTTAGTATTGTGTGTTTCAATAGCAAGCTTCCAATGGTTTAGTGCTAACTTTACTTCTACGCCTGCGGCCTGTGCGCCCTGTGAGCTGCCCCCAGCTCCACAGAACTGGTCCGTTACTGTTATGAATGAATTTTTCTTAGGCATTGGGTTCAGTTTTAGGGAATTCTAAATATTGTTTACCATCCAACATATTACCAGATTTCTTTTTACCGACCTTAACCATTCTATATAGAGGTTCTGTTACACCATCTAATAAAATACGATTGTCATGTATGCCATTTATCTTAATGAGCGATACTTCTTGCTTATGAATAGTCGGGTCATCCGAAATATCTTGAATTGTAGTAAAACTTCTATCCGGCATCCACTCACCCCATTGCTTAAAAAAGAAAGGAACATTAGCCTTTTCACATTGGTCTTTTATGCTCCTCACCCAATCTGGGTGCATAGGTCTAGCATTATGGCCACTTTCTCCCCCAACTATTACCCAGTCAACCTTTTTTATAAACCCAGCCATAAAAGGATATATACCTCTGTCTTTTGCGAGCTCGAAATATTTTAGAATATTTATATTCTCTAATAATGGTTCACAACTTAAAAACTTAACTCTACAAGGTATATTTAGGAGGATTGGTATTCTTTCATTGGCCGCCTCCTGATTCTCTACAGAAACACCAATCCAAACATTACTAGGTAATGTCCAAACAATCTGAACTTTCTTCCATTTTATAAAATCTAGTATCCTTTCTGGCCTTTTGGTTAGAATAATAAATGTATGTTGGTCTAAATCGCTCATTACTCGTATCACAGCATCGATAAACGTAAAGCTTACATCACCATGAAACAAGTCACTCATACTATTTACGAAAACAGTTCGTGGAGTTTTCCATTTCAATGGGAGCGTTAGTAAATCTTCATGCTCATGCGCTCCTCCCAAAAAGTCATGACTGTATTTTTCTGGATACATCCCTTGCAGGCGCTTGTGCATTACCTCAGCATAACAGTTCTTGCACCCTTGGCTAACCTTACTGCATCCTGTAACAACATTCCAAACTTCTGCTTTAGTGCCAGGTCTATTTCGCCACTCAATTTTTGTACTCATGCGTTAATTTTTTGAATTTGATTGTTTTGTTTCTTCATCAATGATGCTTCCAAACCATAGGTGTGAAGCAAGGCCACCAGCGGCAATAGCTAGTATTACTAGAGCTAAGTACATTATGTGGTTTTACTTTTCACAAATCATTTGTATTTTATACTCACTAGCAATAAACGCTTCCGTTCTAGCCCCTTTGCTTTTATCCCAATCTTTTAGTAAGTAAATAGCTTCACACCTTAGTAATTCTTCTACACACTTACCCATTAGTGCAGGGTAATCGTTTTCATCTATCCCTTTTGTGAATACTATCGGGTTTGCCACTTCGTGACCTTGCTCTTTTAGTTGCATTTCTGCATATAAAAAGTTAGTTACATATACTTCTTTTGGAAGCCCGCTTATTTTTCCGCTGATGTAAATTCTCATAAAATTGTTTTTTTTAATATTTATTGATTATTAAAATGGGTTTACTAAGGCTTACCTTTTATTTCGAAGTTTATGTTCAAAACAGTTAGGTTTTTTTCAAGGATAGCTTCTTTACAAGTCTCAAAACACTCCTCAAATTTTTCTGGTTGTTCTGCTGAAATTGTTTTTACAGTCTTTTCTAGGATTGAATAAAAAAGCTCTTCGTTAACTTGAAATTTTTTCCCAATAAATAAGAATCCGCCACTGTTTTCAGCAGTAGAAATAGTGAATTTTTGTGCCATAATTTGTTTAAATTTTACTGTTTAATAATCCCCGGTCTAGCTATGCCATACGGGCTTTTTACGCTGTTTTCGTGCTTTGGTCTTTTAAATGTTGTTTTATTGATGGGTATTGGTCTACGGGTATGTTTCAACTGAACTACTAAAGGCTTTTGTCTTGGGGCTGGTATCACTTTGCCAAACTCCTTTCTTGCTTGGTGGTAAGCTTCTGCAAACTGTTTTTCATCGTAGCCCATCAAGGCCATCAGTTGTTGTTTATTGTAGCCTTCTTTAAATGATTCCCATAGTAGTCTTAAATCTGAGTGAGGGAAAGTGGTTAGATTAATCATACAACTAGTTTTTCTTCGTTAATCAAATACCTGATGTACTCATCAGGGTCTTTTAAGTTTGGCAGGTCTAATACTGATAGTTTGATGTCTTGTTTTAAACATTCATCAATCAACGTCATCATCTTTTTGTTTCCTGCGTTATCGCCATCAAGGGCTAGAACAAAGTGTTCTGTGTATCTTTTAAGGAACTTTATCTGTAAGCTGTCCATTTCGGTACCACATACGCCTATGCTGTTTTGCATTCCTGCATCGTGCATCGCTTGTACATCAAAATAGCCTTCACATATATACACAAAGCCACGTTCTTTTATGGCGGCTGTTGCCTGCCATAAGCCGTATAGTACTTTTTTCTTATTATATATAAGGCTCTCTTTGGGATTGAAATACTTTGCATCACCCTTATTAACTGGAGGTAATAAGCGTCCAGCCAAACCAACCAATAACCCATTGGTATCGTGTATTGGGATGGTAATTCTATTGCGCATAAAGTCGAAACTATTGCCTTGGTTTGTTTGAACCAACCCAGCTTCATTAGCTGCTTGATACTTGCCCATATTGATAATGGGGGTGGTGATTGTTTTCCATTCATCGGGGGCAAATCCAAGGCCCCAGTAATTCCTTTTCTCTTCATTATAGCCTCTCTCTTCGAGATATTGTATAGCTTGAGCATCACTGGGTAATCCTCGGAGCATAGTCGTGTATTTATCCTGCGCCCACTTAGTAACGGCATACATTTCTGTTCGTAAATCTTTTGTTTCCTGTGATTCTTTTTCATAATTCTGATCATATTCTACAGTTATTTTATAATAGTCGGCAACCCACTTGATGGCCTCGTAGAAACTTAGTTTCTCCTGGTCTTGAATGAGTGTAAACGCATCGCCACTTTTGCCACAGCCAAAGCATTTAAAGTTTGTATTGCGATAGATAACTAGGCTAGGAGACTTTTCATTATGAAAAGGGCAGCAAGCTTTCTTTTGCTTTACGGTAGTATATCTGCCCATCAGCTCAGTGAGGTCGGCAGTATCTTTTATTTGCTCTATGGAATCTTGCTTAATCATTTGCGAGTTTTAAAAGTTAGCAGAGTATTCGCCCTCTGCTATGGCTTTACGTCTTTCCGTTCTTGTCGCCGCTAAAACCATCCTACGAAGAGGGTTTCATTCTTTAAAGCTTCTCACATATTGAAGGGAGAATGTGTGGATTAGGCAGGAGTCGAACCTGCATCATAGTCGTATTCCACGAACAAACTCGAAGTATGCGAGCTTCCTAGTATGCTCCCCTTCACTCTTGCGAGAGAATTGAACTCTCCGCTATGTCACCCAATCTAGTGGGCTAGCGTTTACCAATTTCGCCACTAAGCCTTAATTTTTTTTAAAAATTGTAAGTATTAGAAACCCCTTCCGTACGTAATTGTCCTTGAAAACCTAGTTTAAAATTCTTTTTCTTCTGTATTGACCTCAATTGCGCTCGAATAGATAATCATATCGGCTACCAAAAGGGCTACAATAATCACAGTGGCAAGCATAATCGTATATTTAATTGTGAGTAAAAGCTTTAAAAGTGGCAGCTATAGAAATAGCCGCCGATAATTAATCCCCTTAAAAAAACAAAACTCTTTATCCCTCTATTTCCAGTGGCTCTATCTTGTATTCTAAATTGTAGTGATTTAGAATCTTATCTTTTATCTCTAATGCTTGTTCATTCGTCTTGAACTTTATGGCATCTATTTCTCTTGTGCTGGTAGTGGGTATCAGCTTGTTATCTACTGAACGAACATCGTAACTCAACAGATACCTTCTTTTAGCGTTAACTACTACCGTAATGACATATACTTTCATAATTGGGCTAGTTTAATTGTTTAGCGTAATTGCAATAATTGTGGATGTTTCTAATATGCTCTTCTAAAGTTCTTGGTCTTACACCTCCTCTTTGAAGCCTCCAGTTGTAAGCCAAAATGATAAGCTTGTTAAATGAGCGGGTATTAAACCCATTTTTATATGATTTCATAAGTTTTTATTGATGGGTTATGATAATTACATTCAACTATTGTACAGCGGTCAATTATTTCAAGTGGTATATCGGCTTTTGTCCCTTGAGCTTCTACGACTACTAATATATCTTTTGGAAAGTCATTGACTATAGTCGTAAAATAGGGAGGTAATACTATACCATCAATATAAATTACCCTTGCTGAGGCCTTTATTGGTTTAGCAGGATTCCAACTATAAGTTGAATATATTTCTTTTGGGGTAAAAGCGTATTTCTCAAAAAAACTATCAATGGCATAAGTTTTCCCTGACGCAACTGGACCTATGAATATGATAACATTATTAAAAACTCTTTTACCAGAATGGTCTTTGCCATAAAGTTCATATAAGTACTTAATCGGGTTATCTGGCTCAAGTGTAATATCTACTTTAAGTTTTGCAGATGACTCATTGAACTTGCTGACAATTGCATCATGCAAATCAATCCCTAATCTTTGACAAAGTATGTCTAAATAAATAATAACGTCTGCGGCTTCTTTTGCAATGTCCTTTAATAGAATGTCATCACCCCTTTTTGCTTTTTTAATAAAGTTGCATAATTCTCCAACTTCACCAGCAACAGCACAAGCCCAATCCGTTGGTGTCCAATCTTCAATAAAGTGTCCATAATGTGGGCATCTTGATGCATTGGCTTTTTTAAGCCTTCTTAACAAGTCAGTCATAAAATTTTATTTTAAATAGTGAAAAAAATTATCGGGGTTCTACGTCTACAAACTTTTCATCGTCCAGAATATTCTGGTAGTATTCGTTTAGAAGCTTAACATGTACAGGGAATATTCTTTTATCCCATTGAAATATTACATGGTCAAGCTTTGTGTTTTCCTTAATGCCTCCATGAATTTCACTTTCATTCAATCTCTTGAATGTGGTAGCATAACTCTGTACAGACTGATTGCCATCAAGTAAAGTGATGGGTTCGCGAAGTGTATTGAAGTCGAATGAACGAACTGCAATAACAGAAGCTTCACCGAGTTCATTAGTTGCAAGAAATATTTTGTGTTTAGCACCAATAAAATATTCACTCGGACTATGCAAGCGCACAGTTCCAAAATTCAAAGGGAATAGTTTGCCATCAAATACTTTTTCAAAGCGTGTAACAAATAGTTTCTTATCCATCGTTAGTTAAGGGATGCTAGTTCAGGGAGTATATTTTTAATAGTAGCGTAAGTTTCAACAGATACTTCATTGCCTCTGTAGGCAGTTTTAATAGTGTTGTAACTTAGTTTACTCATGTCGCTGATTACTTTCAGATTGCCATGTTTTTTCCTGACTGCTTTCTCTAATTTGTTCCTTTCGCTTTTTGTCAATTTTACCATAATAGAAATTTTATATAACTTTTGTAGAGGATTTGTATAATAATCTGTACAAAAATTCGTTTCTTTAATTACGATTATGTTTATGTTATCGTAATTGTACAGCAAACATACAGTTATTTTAAATAAGTTGTACAATAGTTGTACTTTTTTTCAAAAAAAATATTTTTTTATGAAAGTTCCTATCACTGATAGCCCCAGATGGATACGTTTTTCAGAGGATTTAAAGAAGCTTAATTTTAGATTTCCAACTAAAGAACTTTGTGAAAAGTTATCTTACGATACAGGAAATGTAAGTTCATGGATCAATGGCAAGAAAATGCCATCTAGCAAATTCCTAGAGAAATTCTACGAAGCTTACGGAGCTGACATTGATAAAGCGGAGAAAGAAATAGAAAGGGAACGTAGAGAGAAGTATGCGGAGGCATCAATTAAGTTTCCTGTTTGTGCTGACTGCCTGTTGAAGGATAAGGAGATAAGCGAGCTAAAGGGGCAAGTGAAGCTACTGAAGGAATTACTGAAAGATGCATCCGACAATAATAAAAGTAAAGCCATCTCCGCATAGCAAAGCCCCACCACACTAAAATAGTGCAGCTAAAAATTGACTACTCTTGAAGGAATAATCTATCAACTTCGATAATAAAAGGCATGTGGGTATAGTACTTCTGCACGGATGAAATGGATAATACTTTTCATACTAGTTAAATTGGACGTGAACGAATAGTGCAATATAACCCAATACTATATAGGAATAAGATATTGCGTCACAGGCACTTTGCATGGTATCTGCCTTTCTCTCTTATATGGCAAAAACTGGATACCATTAATCTCATAGATATTACTGGCATCCATTTCGGTTATTACTTTGGTATCTGCCCTAATATCAGTTTTCAAAATCTCAATTTGTATTTGCATTTCCTCCCATTTACCGTGAAAGTTTTCTGCTAGTCCATCACTACCACGCCACCCAAGGTTGTAAGGGTAAATTTTTACTCCACTAGCTACCCTGTTAAAATTTGTACTTACAGGAATATCTACTCCACCTACTAGTTGTTTGCTTATAAAAAAAACACGCAACCCAAAAGGGTTTACCACTTGTACTCCTAGCTTATTCTTGTAGCTACCTAGCTGTCGGCATCCACAATACAATTGTTTTTCTATTAGTGCAGTAAGCGTATTGTTTTTTACATAAGTACAAAGCGTGCTAATAGGAATTTCAATACTCTTTGCGCCTGTACCCTTTGTGTATGCCGATAGGTTTTCTGCCCAGCAATCCCACTTGGTAGGGATAGTGGTAGCATTGGCACATAGGTAGAACATGTTTTCGGCTTCTACAAGTACAAGGGTGTCTGTGGTAAGTGTGATGGTGAGTGTTTGTAAGGCGGCAATGGTGGCTACAGTAGCCGCTAATTGTTTGTCACCCACCCACGTAGTGCCATCATATTTATTGATGGTTATATCCTTTATCCTGTCTCCTTGGTAACTATCGTAACTATCCCACGAGTAGGCTAATTTATAGCCATTGGCGTTGTTTGATGGGTTATTACTATCATAGTTATTACTATCGCTAATGGCACTATCAAATTCGCCCGTGCATTTGTCCGTAAGTGGCAACACTCTTTTGTTTACAAAGTCATTTACCTTGTAGTATAGCTTCACATTATTTGTTTGGTCGAATACAGGGTATATTTTAAACAAGCTAAATATGCCTTGCAGAAAACCAAATATGTACATGTCTGGTGGTACATGATTGCCCGGTATTATTGTTCGGTTTCTGTCTATGTATGGGGTTGCGTAATTTTCCAATGCGCAATTATTGAAAAGCACCAAGTCGTCCCATGCGGCATCGTCAACAAATGCACCAGAAACAGTATAACCATGCTCTTCGAAAACCTTTTTAAAAACATATTTCAGGCTAAAAAATGGCACTGTCCTTACATCGCTATGGCGATATAGTGGGTAATTATCTCCGGGCGATGTAAGCGTGGAGGTTAAAACAATAGTGCTACCATCGTAGTGAGCCGTAGGGCGACCAAAGCTCCAAGCGTTGGCAGTGCTCCCGGTTACCACTATGTTATTTACAGTGTCCTTGAAAAGAAAATCATTCACGTTGTCATAGTCTGGACGGTTGGTATCAAAATAGTTTTCTATGGCTACGGGTGCAAACTTCAAGAATGGATATTGTGGGAATGATCCTTTCATTACTTCGGTAGCAAATACACGGCTTTCTGTAGTGTAGGTTATTGGTCCACTAAGTACCAGGTCTTTTAGTTTTTTGTTTTGGATGAGAGAACCAAATAAACCCTTAGTACCAGATATAGAAAAGCTAAATGAACCTTTTGTGTATTTAAAGTTGCCTACTTTTTCCAATAAAAGCATTTTAGCATTCATCATTTCGGGAAAGCCGTCATTATAAATATGGCATTTAAAGTAAAATGCTTTCTCATTATTGTTTTGGATGGTTTCGGCAAAGCCAAGTAAACGCCTGTTGGTAGGAGTCCAAGCTACAGTAATGGGCAAAGAAAAGACGCCTATGCTGAAATTATCATCAAAGGCGTCTGCCATTTCTTCCAAATTAAGTATGGTACCTATGGGTAACTCAAGAAAGCCCTCTTCCTGAGGACCATATACATAAATCTGCAATTGATTAATCATAGTGCTAAGATTGCACTATGCTAGTTGGTATTAAAGGACAATTTTAAAAAACTTTCTTTGCTGCATTTGCTATACTGTCTTTTGTTCGTTGATTATCTTCCTCAACAATACTTTCTATATCAGTTCTAGATATATAAACGCTTATATAGTAGTCTGAATTTTCAGACTCAATATATACAGTAACTTTTTTATTGCCTAACAACCATCCATAAACTAGATATGACTTACCTCTTTCTGTTTCAGAAAAATCAGGTATAGAATTTATTTTCATAGGGTCACCTAAGCTATTTTGTAGTACTGTTTTTATGTTACTCAGTTCTTCTGGCAATTTAGTTTTATAATCTTCCCATTTTATAAAATTACCCCTTATCATTATTTGATAGAGTTTCTTATTATGAAATTGAGGGTAAATAGTTATATATCCAAAATTACCAATGAAATTTTTAGCAAACCCGTCATTTTTATCTATAATTCGTTCAGATTGTTTTTCAAACTTTTCAATTGCTTTCTTGGCGTCTTTTTCAGGCATTCCAAACTTAATTTCACCAATAACCTTATTTTGAATTGAATCTGGATATACAACTTCTTTTTCAATTGGGGTTCTTGTTGTATCTGAAACCACATCTTCAATTTTTGTTTCAGAACTACCACAGCTTAATAAGGTTGATAAAAGCAATAAGAGGATAATGTTTCTCATTTTCAGTTAATTTGTTTATACAATGGTAGCAAATTTATTGATTCAAACTACTTGCCTTTTTAGCGGCTTCATATTTTGCCTCTTCTCGCCTGTATTCTTTTATGCTCACCACCGCATGAAGTTTGGTATTGAAGTTTGCCATAGTATTGTGCATCGCCTTTATTTCTGCGTGAAGTTCTGCAAAGCTCTCATTACCTCCACGAGTATCAGTGCTATTAAACAATGGGCGTACCACGCCGCCTTGCTCCATAATTTTAGGCAAAGAAGGATTAATGTTTTGCGCTCTGGCATTTGGCATACTAATTTTTGCACCACTAGCCCAATTTACACCACCAGCCAACGAATTGAGTGCGCTAGTTATTTGTGCAGTATTGCCTGTTACGGTATAGGCAACTGGGTTAGTCATTGCTGCCGCTTTCATCACAGCCTCATCACGTTCTATCTTAGCCATTATTCCTCCAGAAGGATCACTGTGTTTGTCACCGTTTCTTATCCAATCACCTTTCCCAAGTTCTGGTAGTGGGGCGGCAGCAATAGAAGCTATTTGTAAGCCACCCATCAATCCTGCCAATATACTCAAAGGAATGTTGGGCAATGCCTCGGCAATGGCGGCGGCGGTATGCACTACGGCAGAAAACAAGTTGATTGCTTTTTCTCTTTTTGCCTGCTCTCTGGCAATTTCCTTTTTCTTCTTTTCTTGGGCAGCATCCATTCTGTCCACTTCTACTTGGTATTGCCGCTCATTCATCAACTTACCATCCAAATGTTTTTTCAGTGCAGTTTTCTTGCGGTCATTATTGGCAATCTCCCTGTTGAGCTGTGCGTTTTCCATGCTTCCCAAAAAAGTACTTAGTTGAGAGAACATAGAGAGTGTAGTATCAACACCTTTTTTGATGTTTTCAATTTGCTTGTCTCTCCGTTGTTTTGCCTTCTCCTGGTACTCAGCATCCAATAAATCTGCCTGTGCCAAATAATCACTATCAATTTGTTGGATGGCTGCCCACTTCTCCATTGCATCCATCTTAGAATCTTGCAACCCTTTTATTGCTTCATCACGTTTTAGCTGCAAAACCTTTAATGCTTTAGCTTTTTCAAAAGCAAGTAATTCTTTTTCAGCGGCTTCATGCTCGGAGCTACCCGGCTTATTGATAATGACACGCCTTTTTATAGAAGCCTCCTGCCCATCGCTGTGCATTTGCTCCAATAGTTTACGCTCTGCATCCTGAGCGCGCAACTGTGCGATAAGGTCGGCTGTTTGTTTTTTTAGCTCCTCCGACTTTAGCTTGGTCAAATCGGTTTCGGCTTTCTTCACTACACCGCTATAATCATTGGCAATATTTATTTGGTCTTTTGCAGCTTCAGCACCGATGGCCGTAATGTTTGCCTGATAAGTTTTTTCATTAATGAGTCCTGCAACTAGCCTTTCTGCTTGCAGTTTCTTTTGACCTTCAAAATAGTTTTCACTATCCTTTAAGGCTTGTTCATACTCTTTGGTAGAACTATTTTCAAACTGTTTTTTATTGGCTCTGTTTAGTTCGGTTACCTCTTCCTGCGCCAAGGTAGCCATTCCTTCTCTAGCCCCTGCCTCTAGTTGTTTCCCTTTGCCACCTTTTAGGTGGTGAACTTTCAACAGATACTCTTGCGCTTTTGCCAATAGGTCTGCATATTTCTTTTCTATCCGGGCAATTTCCTTTTGGTCTTCAGTAGTACCGTCAATCTCATTGTCACGCCTTACCTTATCAACTTCGGCTTTAAACGTCTTCAGCTCTTTGGTAAGTCTTTCAAACTCGCTTTCTTCTTTCTTGCCGCTTTTATCTTTCTTGCCCATGAGTTTATCAAGCTCATCCTGTTTGGCTTTTGTTGCAGCAAGGTTCTTATTAATCTTTTCGGTTGAATCTAAGCCGGGTAATTCCTTTTCTAAATCTCCAATCTCCCTTTTAAGTTTAGCAATAAGCCCTTCTCCCGGTGAAGTTCCTTTAGACTTATCACCTCCAAAAGCATTACTTACCCCCTTCTTTAGGTCGTCGGCTGTATCTTGGTAAAGTGCATTTAATTCGGCTTTATATTTTGCCATTTCTTTTTGAGCCTGTATTAGTTGGTAACCAGAACTACCATTGCCAATGCCTATTTGCGCTCCAAGGTCTGCAAAAAGACTTCCTTTTTTATCGGGGGCATTTTCAAGTGATTTGGTTTTCACTTCCAACTCACTCATTTTCTTTTCCCTGTCCATTATCATTTCGCCCCTTGCCTTTTCTCGGTAGCTTTCTCTAAGCTTCTCAATATATTTTTGAAGAATATCCAAACCTTCTTGAGTCTTTAAGTTTTCAAGCGTTAAGCCTTTTAAGTAGTTTGGGTTTAAGTCAATCAATTCCTGAAGCTTTTTCTTCTTTTCATCAAGGGTAAGGTTCATTTGTTGGAGTTGATTCCAAAGAGTACGCGCTTTAACTTCTTCATCACGTGAAAGCTCTGCGCTTCTTTCAGCCAAATCATTGTGCATCCTTTGTGCGGCGGTCAATTCTTTCGTCTTATCAACCAAGTAGGATATTCCTGTGGCCAATAACCCTACTGCCATTACAGCCCACATGATGGGGTTTTGCTTTAATGCTAAATTCCATAGCTGTTGTGCAACTGTGGCAAGTTTTATTTCGCCACTTAATACTCCCTTTATATAAGCATAAGACTTAGTGGCGGCAGTGGTAATTACCACCCAAGCATATTGAGCACCAAAAACTATATTCTCTGCAAGCAAAGCAAGCCTACTAGCTACGGCGGCTGTGGTTAATTGTAATTGAGATGCCATGAAAGCAAGTACAGCGGTGGTAACTGCAATTATTGAAGTCCTGTTTTTCTCTAACCAATTTGGCAAATCTTTCAGCCAAATAATGAGGTTGTAAGTTCCGATGGCTGCATCCTTCAGGAAGCCTGTTACAGCGTTACTGGTAAACATCTTATTGAACTCCTTACCCAATTTGTCCAAGGTTGCACCAAGTGTTTGGTTCTTTAATTCAAAGGCATCGTTTATTTCATTTGTGGAACTGAGGGTATCTCCAGCAGCTTTAATCTTATCTCTAAAGAAGTCTGCTTTTCCTCCAATTATGCCAAGTGTAGTTACAATTTTCGCTCCGTCTTCGCCTGCATTGGCAAAAGCTTTGGATAATTCTTCGAATGATCCTTTGCCTTTTGTGAAGCCTTCTGATACTTTTATCAAGGCTTCCATTGGCTTATCTCTCAAGGTAGCGGAGAAATCGGCAATACTCATTTTGGCTACTCCTGCAAATTTTGGTACATCATTTCCCATTTGTGCTAGCACTTTGATGATAGCAGTAGAAGAGCTTTCTGCTTTCTGTCCACTTTCTTCCAGTCCGGCTGCAAGCCCAATACTTTCATTAAGACCAACATGAGCCGTCTTAGCCAAGCCTCCTAGCCTTTGGGTAAAGTCGACAATGAACCCTCCACTTGCCACGCCTGCATTGGCCATGTGAACGATGGCATTACCAATGTTCATTAGCTTGTCACCCGTTACGGTTACTTTACCATCTGCATCTGCATTGGCATATACATTGATAATCTTACCAAGTTGGGTAGTAATCTCGTCAGCGTTACCTAGTTCATCGCCAAGCGATACAACCAGCTTGTCAGTTGCTTGAACAAACCCAAGTATATCCTCCTTTGCTACGCCAAGCTTACCAGCTATTACGGCAATTTCTCGTAGTCCTCCGGTGCTTGTCCTAGTATCAAGTCCGCTCAATGAACTATTTAAGTGTTCTACTTCAACGGCGGTCATTCCTGTCACACGGCGTATATCAGCGAGAGAGTCGGACAATTTTCCTGCGCCACCTATGATATTACCTATCTGAGAGGTGATGAATTGAAACCCAAGGTATCCAGCGGCCATTACGCCAAACTGCTTTACCTCGTCACTCATTTTTGAGAAGTAAGACGAAAGTCCTTGTACGCCATTCTTTACATCGTAAAGCCTTCCTTCAACCTTTTCAATTTGCTTTTGCAAATCATTGAACTCTTTTGTGAAAGGCTGTACACTTCCTTTTAAGGCTTTCAGTTGGTTTAGTTCCCTGATAAGTTCTTTTTGAGTAAGAGCCGTAAGTCCGATTGTTTGTTTAAGGTTAGCCATTTCCTGATTGATGCCGGCTAGCTCTGCTTTCTTGGCAGCATACTCGGCGGTACCTTTTTTCAGACCATCCATTTCAAAGCGGACATCGGCGGCACTTTTGCGAAGCTTGTTCAATGATTCCTGCGCTGCATTGTTGTTTACGTTGATATTCAGGTTAATTACATCGCTTTTTACACTCATATAAAAGAGAGATACTTTTGTGTATCTACCTCAAAATTTGTCTAGTATCATCCTTTATAAAAGGACATCGCTATATGATGGTGTAGCCTGTTCCTTCTGTCAATACATAAGTAGCTTTGGTGTCCTCGCCTGTAGAAATCAATGTTGTTGAGCCAGCAGGAATTACGTTTCTTTTAGTAATATCATAGTGGATGGTTGCGGGCTTACCGGTATAATAAGCCCATTTCCTGTTATAGTTTATGGTTAATCCAAATCCTGTTACATCAACGGCTACTGTACCTGCACTGTTAGAATAATAATGTATGGTAACAGTTCTTGCACTGCCTGTTCCTGTATCAATAATCTTTACCCATACTGGAATAATGTCATTGGCAGAATTGATATATGCGAAAGCTATATCGGTAAGCGATGGTAATGCTACTTTTCTGAGGGTATAAATGAATGCATCTTGACCAACCCATTCACTAGATGGTGGGGTATAAACAATTATTCCATCTGCATTGATGGTGTAAGTTCCGCCAAAAATAGTTGCGCCACCTGCGGCTAATACTTCTATAGCATCACCATCAGGGTCTTCATCATTGTTTAGTACCGATGGTGATAGGGTAACGGCTATTCCGTAACCTGCAGTAATGCGGTAATAGTCATTTCTGGCTATTGGTAACGATGGACCATTTACGGTAATAGTTACAGACGATTGCGCCCCCATTTCCATTGGCGAGGCGTATTGGTTACAAATTACTCTTCCTTTTACTATCACATCCATATCTGCACCAAGACCCAATGTATTTTCTATTTGAAGGTCTTTTGCTCCACTATTTCCTGTTAGCAAATATTCGTAATCAGTAAACCCGCCACTGACATCTGGGATTCTTATTATTACCTGAACTCTATCATAAGGGAAAGGTATTGACCACATCACCCTGAGGTTATTTCTGTTTGTCTGCCTTACCACTAGCGACAGCATATTGGGGCATGTTCTTGTAAGTGGCATTACTCCAACAGGCAAGTAGAACTGGTTGGCGTATGCTTTTTTCCACTCTATTTGTATCGCAATTAGGCTGTCTCTGTTCGAATAAAACTTGGCATTAGCCGAGCTTATAATAACGGGCAAAAGTTTATCGCCTACTAATTCGTAGGTTTCTTCAGCTAAAAACAAAGCCCTAATCTTTTGTTGTGCGGCTTTTGATAAAAAGCCAGTATCGCCTACTTTCTTTTCCGTTTCCTCACTAAAGTAATTGCTGTTCTGATTGTTTAAAATGCCATCGGTAAAATAAGCTGGTGCCATTATTTTAGATGCATTCTGCCTTACATAATCTGCTTCAAAATCTATTTGCCCTCTTAACCTGATAGTTTCTACAGCACCTAGGCTATTGCGGTAAAGTATTTGTTCGGTTCTATAAAATGTTCTATAGTCAAGATAGTATCTTTTTGACGCAATTACGATATCGTCGTTGTTAAGTACAGCAACAGTGTAGGAAACAATATCTTTCCCTCCAATTACAAGGCTATCCAAATTCATTCGGTTATATCCTACTGCCATACAGCACACCGCCCACTTTATAGTAGAAATTGTAGTAGTATCATAAGTGTAAGTATTTGTGCTGCCATCCGCAAAATGCACCACTATATTCACGGTTTGGTCTGATTCATCATCAAAAGGATATAGCCAAAACATGTACCTTGTTTCATCTTTCCCTACAAGCTCACCAGCGGCTTCGTAATTCAATGCTTTTTTCTGTGTTAAAACAATCTCACTAAAATATTCGGATGGATGCCATTGTTCATAAGGCAACCCTCCCTTTACTGCATATAGTACATCCGATTCTACAAGGGGGGTAACAACTGCATTATTTTGTAACAACTGAACAGAAATCTTAAACCTTCGGGCTTGGCTTTCGCAGTTAATTGGCACATTCAAGTTTGCAGGCACATTAGTAAATGAAAGGTATGGGTCTACATAGGCCCTAACATCAACCTCGACTAACCCATCAGCAGAAGGGAAGAAAGACTGAGACTTTACCTTGATATACAAATCCGAAAATGGTGTTTGTTCTATCAATACATTTACCAATAGCTGTGTAAGTTGCTTCTTATCGTTCTCGCGATAGGGGCTTATTGCATACACAAAATGTATTGGATTGCCGGTGAACGATACTTCGTAAGGTTTTTTAATACATAATACTTCCATGATTACTAATTTATGGTTTGACTAATTCCTGTTGTAACAATGCTTTTGCCTCCTCACTGTAGCCATATAGCAATTGGTTTTCTAACCAATTCAATTTCCCATAGGCAGGTTTAGAATAAACTTTCTTAGGCTTTCTGCCATTTTTATTCAATTGGACGTTGCCTGTCTTTTTTTTGCTTAGTAGTGTAACTTTCATGGAAGACATACCGCCCAATGGATGCCCTTTACCTACGCCCATATCTACAAAGCGGAGGTATTGCTTGAAAGATAGTTTAGATACAGCTCCAGTACCAGCAGCGGCTGTAACATAAGAAAGGCTATTTATAGCTTCTTGTGTTATGCCAATGCCCATCCTTTGTGCAGAAATACGCATAGTGTTATCAAGACTATCCATGTAGTCATTGAGGCACTTCATTATGAAAGGCTGCATTAAACTGTCTGTCATTCTGTATCTATTGTTTCTTCCAGTTCATTAATAAGGTAATCAACATCATCTATCATCAACGCCAACAAAAGAGACACTTCATCTGGGGAGATGGCGATAGTTCCTTCATATATAGCGAAAGCTGAGTTTGATGAGCTTGCATCAATGGCATAACCTTTAGTTCCATCTTTAGAAGTACCAGTTGAAAATTCAGGTTTGATGTATGCTGGAATATCTTCTGAACCAATCTGATAAAATAAGGTAGGGTCTGAGGTATCTGGTACAATAACAAAAAGTGGTTTGTTGGTTATACTCCTTAGTAACGAGTGTTGCAGAGCATAAGAGCCTGCTATAAATCCTTGGATGGTGTATTGCGTATTGTTCATCCCAAGTTCTCCAGATGACTTGCCCGATGCACTATTTTTTTGGGGCGTAGCTTGTAGCCGAAGAAAGCCTTTGTCTGCATTGAAAGAATGACTTGCTGATATTACCATGTCTGTAGGCTTTGCGATAGATGCAAACCAACTTTGCAGAGCGATGTAAATTACCTCGCCAGTTCCTGATGACATATTTTTTGGGTACAAAAGATTTTTTAGCATGATTATAAAAATGTACCGGTTAAGGGTGGTGTAGTTATACTGGTTGTTTCTCTGAACTCAAACCCAAATTCTACCCTGTACCCAAATTCATTATCGAACAGTTTTGACACTGGGATAATGGAGATATTGGAAAAGTCAAAATAGCGGAATGGCGTTTCATCTCTCTCTGCTTCTGGTCCGTAATGATCTTGCCAAATTTTGGCAAGTAAATCGTGGCATATTTTTTCAGTAAGCTCAAATGCATCTACTTCAGCTACTAGGTCGTCTATTTTGGCAAGAGCCACCACTGTAAATGCTCCTTTGTATTCTCCTTTGATGTCATAAGGAGACTCAGATTTAGTTACCACCTCATACATTTCAAGCAGTAATGCGGATGGCGTAAAGCTGATACTGCTTCTTAGACCTGTTATTACCTCTTCTGCGCTCCATCTAGCGAAGTGCTTAGAGCCTATTTTACCGTTACCCGTTTCGCTTTGAGGATCATGCTTAATGTCCTTGTGTGAAATGGCCAATTGTCGGAAATAGGCTATGTAACCGCTGACGTTTAGTGTACTAGACATTGTGTTGTGCGTTTAATTCTTTTACTTTAATTGCTTCCTGTTCCATTTCAAACATGTATTCAAGCAGTGGTGTAATTCTAATTTGGTTTCTCGTTCCGTTTTTTACCCCTGCACCGGCGTGAATACACTTTGTAAATGCGAGCATATCAGGCTCTGTTGATTCCCCATTGCCTTCATAAACAGTTGGAAACTTATTGGGGAGGTTTAGCCTGCATCCACAGTACCATGTATAGGCACTGTACAGAATCCATGCTTTTACTTCAAGAAAAGGCTTTGAGGCTTTGTCAAAGTCGTATGTCTCTAACTTATCCTTCAGTATTTCTTGGAATGGAATTCCCTGTTCTCGGTAGATAATTGCACACATTTTAGCAAGTACCTCCGCTGATGGGGCGTCATTAAACTCATGGAAGAGTAATTCTAGGCATTCAAATTCGCCACAGGTGATGTTTTCAAAGTCATTTTCTAGACCAATTAATTGTTTCCCTGCAACTTCAATTGTTTTGTGTGGCTGTATGGTTAGGTTGTTTTCTGAATACAGGAAGTCCAGTAGAAAGATAGAAGCTGCTACAATTTCCAAATCCATTTTCTCTTTAAAGTCTTTTGGTAATTGTGCACCTTTTTGTTTCGCTCTGGTTTCAATCAGAAAAAAGAAAAAAGATACTCTATTATCTGCATTGTTGGATGGGTTGAGTAGCTGTAGTTTACATATCTCTAAAACTTCATTTTGGGTTAAGTCATCCCAACATGAAGGGAAGTCGATTTGAATGTCCAAACCCTTTGCCTGATATAAGTTTATTTCTACCACATAGCTAAAGTGGCATTAGATTGAGGGTGGTAAAAGGACAACTAATTATGTTGCCCATCTCTATTGTGTCTACTCTCTTTTAATTTCAAAGCATCTTCTATACTCATAGCTTTTGGCTTAGCCGTCCAATTGCTTCTTAATGCCTCTGCAATTTCGTCTTTTGCCTCCATTTCAGCAATGGCAGGGAAAAGGTGAAGAGCTTCACAAATAAGTAAATATTGTTTCATGCCTAGCCAGAATTTACCAGCTTCCATCCGTGAGATGGTCTCACGGCTCATGTTTACCTTATCCGCCAGTTCCTGTTGTGTAAGTTTCAACTCTTCACGGCGTTTTTTAAAAAAGCCCGCAAATAAGTTGCGGGCTTCATTCAATACTTGTTCGTTCATCATAATTATTTTTTTAAAATAGCCATCAATTCTTTTTGTGCTTTACTTCTAGCATTGTCATAAATGCGGAGGCTAAAACTAACTGCAAAAATTTATACTAAGCTTCATTTGTAGATACCAACCCATTGCTATCCATTATGTACTTATCTACAGTACTAGGCGGTGCAATGCTATAAAATCTTCTAGCGGCTACTAATCTACTTTTACTAATTTCTGTTATGCTCACGCTATCACTTTGGTTTCCTCCCAACACAAAGAATGTTTCTTTACTTTCTGCAACGTAAATACCAACATGAGCCCCACCTGGTCTTGAGAATACTAGAATATCTCCGAGCTTTTCTTGCCCCTTTAAAACGGGATTACCCCATTGAGAGAAACTAGATGCTCTAATCAATTCATACCCACTAAAGGTTAAAGGCTTCCCGACTTTTTTTAGCAGAAAAGAAATGAATAAAGCGCACCAACTCATCTCGTCATTAACATAGATGTTGGCTATGCCTAAATCTTTAGCCATGCCCATAATGACTGAGTTGTTTTTTTCGCCTTTAATCTCTTTCAATCCGAAGTATTCTAAAGCGGCAGAAACTAATTTAGGTAAAGGAACTAACGTATTTAGAAAAGAAAATTTATTAGGTAAACTCATAGCCTTAAAGATTATTTTGAAGTATTTGTATCCTCTACATTACCAGCATCAATCTTCGCATTATCATCCACTGCAAGCTTAGATACAGTGGCAGCCACACCACCAATAGCAGCCATATAGCCACCTACTGTTACTACCAATGCAGGTAATGATACTGGTGCGGTAATTATACCAGCCCCAATAGTTCCAATTATTACCCCTACCCTTATCAGTTTCTTAAAGAAGCCCGGTGTAGGCGACTGAAATCTGTTGATTAACTCTTTCATTTTCTGTCCATTTTATTTTGTAATGAAATCTGAATACTCTTTTGTCCTTCAATCAATGTTTTAAGGTCTGCTTTAATGTCCATTCTATTCTCCTTCTCCTGCAAGTACTCTTGCTCAAGGATAGTCACACGTTTATCAATACCTATGTAGGTAGAGAAGCATATTACGGTAATAGTAATAATAAACCCTATTAGTTCCCCAACTGTAACCGTCCTCGATATAAATGGCTTTCTAGCTTCCATTAAATTAAAATTGAAATAGATATAAAACTGATTGATAGGAGTGGGGGTTGGTTACTTCAACCTCACCCCATGCTTTGCCGCCACTCTACTAGCTGCCGAATTGATACTCATACCAATGGAAGGCGTAGTATTAAGTGTGTCTCTAAAAGAAATCTGCCCAACACTTGTAACCCTTCCAGTACCAACATAGCGCAAAGAACTCTGTACCGTTGCTACACTATCAGTTAAGCTAGTGATGGCGATAGACATAAAGTTCACCGGCACTCCTGCAATCTGCACACTATCAATTGCTTTCACAATTGGCTTTTGGCTCTGCCCTTGTGGTGCATACTGCGCCTTACTTACTACAGATACCATTGTTGCTATTACCACCATAGCGAGGATTGTCATTAAACGTTTCATTGTATTTATTTGAAAAAGTGAAAAAACTATTGAAAGAAGTAGTCTATGCTTGTTACAATTCCATTAACCACAGTAACTACCTTACTATCAGAACTCGTAAATGTTCCGTTTGCTCCGTTATTAGCACTTAATGTTTCCGCTGCCAAGTTACCAGCACCATCAGTACTTATTAGTCCATTATCTAATGAAGATTGACCTCCACCTATAGTAATGCTATTGGCACTTATATTACCATCTCCATCACTTGTAAATCCCCCTCCGTCAAAACTTACAGAGCCTCCACTAAAACTTACTGCGGTAAATAATCCTTCACCATCGCTATATATTAGATAATTATCAAAAGCGATTTGTCCTACATTACTTATATAAGCTACTTCTACATCATCGTCGTTATTTATTGATATTCCACGACTTGTAATTAAACCACCAACCGAAGCACTCGATAAAGTAGCGTTGCCAGTACCATCTATCCCCCAAGCTATCCAAGTTTCTCCACCATCATTTGAATTACCGATAGAAAATCCTGATGTGCCTAAACTCCAATAATTGATAGCACCTTCATTATTATTTATATTGCCATTTATTTCGTATGTACTTAAATTAAACTCTTTAGTATAGCCATTATCACCATCATAGTAGCTAGTTCCTATACTTCGAAACGATGCCGCCCCTTCATGCCCAATACTCCATGCTCCATTGTTATCATTACTAAGATTGCCAGCAGCATCCCAATAGATAGCCCAATTAGCTAAATGCCCTCCACCGTCGGCTTCAAGTCGAGACTTTCCACTTGCAAAATCAGCCCTACCACTAGGGTATAAGTCTATTGCTTCTGCTACATCTATTTGACCATTTTGATAAATGGTCATGTTGTTATTATATAATTCATTAACAGATAAGTTTCCATACCCGTCAGAATTTATATTGTAATTGTCAAAATGAACTGCTCCATTATATCCATCTATTGCAGCTTTGACATTTGCAAAAAACGCTCCACCGTCTTCTTTTAAAGCTATATTACCATCAGCAAAATCACCACGACCGCTAGCATATAAATTTATCAAACCATTAGCAAAATAGCCACTACCATCACTATTAATTAGCGCATTTTTAGTTGCATAATCATTCTCGCCTACAGTACCCCATACTTCAAAATTCCCCCAAGATTGTATGCTTCCATTACCTGCATCAACAGTAATATTTGCGCCATCATTAGCCCAATCGCCAATAGTGGTAACGGTATTGTTGGTAAATAATCCACTTGAACCATTTTCTCCTATTTGGATATTGTTTTTAAACTTCCACCAAGGAGCAGTAATGGTTTGTGGGGTGGATGGGTCAAAGGATGAGCCACCGCCTAACTTCCTTGCCGCCGCCTTAGTAATTAGTTCCTCACTATCCGTAGCCCTAGTAATGGTATCATTTCTGATGGTAGTTACACGCTTACCTGCTAAGGTTAATGATGTCTTTACCTTGATGCTGTCAACTTGTGTTTGTGAAAACACAATTGAACAAAAAGAAAGTAGTAAACTAAATAATAAGATTTTCTTCATAATTATAATTTATAGATGATTACAACGGTATCCTCTTGCATACCAGTAAAGTATATCCATTGTGGATTTCTGAATTTTAGAAATACTTCAAAAACTAAATCGTCATTCTCTGGTAAGTGTCCAGATTCAACTAGATCATCTAGCCCTTCATCATTACCAACAGATATATCCGATTCACTACCACCCTGAAACCAGAAACCTTTAATTATTGTGTCGGCTTCTACATAATAGCTAGTTGTACCTGGTTCTAGTTTATCGCAGTTGACATATTTTGATAATGACTGTAAAGAAATCTTTTTGAGACTTCCATTGGATGGATTGCCCACGAATAATAGTGTACCATTATTAACTTCGGTAGCTGTATTTAATTCGTTTATCTTCTTACCCATTACTTACTGTTTGCTTTTCAAAAATGCTTCTATGGCCATGGCTATAAAAGGACAAAAAATCTATACCAACCCGAAACTTCCATTTAATTCATTGTTGGATGAATTAGCATCTTCCAATTTGTTTTCTACTTCAACGACTGTAGGCACTTCAAATGAAGGGAATTCATCTAAGTTGGCATTGATATAATCCGTGGCGGTTTTAAGCCATTGCCTTCCATCTTCAGTGCATTTTTTGATTAGGTTACTAATCTTTACATCCCCTGCATCGCCCATTTTACCAAGGTTATCATTGGTACTACGCCCTTGTTCTGATGTGATGGTAATGCCATTTTCATCGAATCGGACAGCAACATAGGGTAGAGCATAAGCCACTGTGTAGTAAGCAATAGCTTTTTTTAGGTAGGAGAGAAGCTCCGTTTCAGCATCAGTGAAAGTTTCAGGAGCAGATAAATCTTTTTCCTTGAGTGCAGCAAACAAAGGGCTTGTTAGTGCTGGCTTAATCATTTGTATTTCTACATCTACCATTTTAAAGCGCATGGCAAAGAAATTCCTGAAAGGAGATGCAGTGGTGTAAAGTTCATTGAACTCGGTAGCCGATTTTATAAATAGTTTCTTGTATGCGGTGTATGATTTGCTTGAAGTCCAAGTTGGGTAATCATCTTTATTCTCATCAAGGAAAGAATAAAGGCTCTCACAATGCTGCTCAGCTTCTCTGAGGTGTTGGTCTCTAAAGTTTTTAACCTGGTACTGAAAGGCTGTTTTTGCCTTATCCGTTTCCAGTCTTCTTACTCCACCATCGGATAGGCTTACCTCTGCTTTTGGTGCATAGTGGTAGCACAGATAAGAGCCGATAACATAGCGACACCAAAGCAGCAAGTTTTTATTAGCTGCCGATAGGTCCTCTTCATCTGTTACATCCTGATACGCATTGTGTAAACTGGTGTAAAGTGCCTTATCTAGAATAGGGACTAAATGCCATTGCTCTATGTTTCTGATGGTTCCATGAATGGAAGCAAAGTTTACACTAGCAGTCATTTCTGCGAACTCTAAAACTTCTTCAATTTTTTTAAATAACATATTCTAAGTTTTAAGAAACCTTTTTTTGTGTGCCTGTTCCTTTATCAAGTGTTGTTAATACAACATCACGAAAACGAAAAACTAGATCATTATCCCACTCGTTAAAATCACGAGTGATATATAGTGGAGACAGTGCCAATTGCCTTTCAAGGTGTAGCAAGCTTGTATTATTTAGTCCAGCTTCACGAATATCTGAACCAGAGCCACCTCCTGATTGGTGCGAGCTGCTTGGTGAGCCTGCACTCATTTCACTAGGATGTACATCCATTGCCATCAATATTTCAACATTGGCGGCGGTGGTGGTCATCAATTCCTTGTCAAGGTTGGTTTTATCTTCAATGGCCTCAATCTTGATGAGTCCGTATTCCTTTTGTGTCTGAGGGTCAACATCAAAGAATGAAATGAATGTTTTGAAGGCATTTTCACTTCCAGAAAGAAAGTCGTTCATTTCCTGCAACAGGTTCTTTTTAGCTTTTGCCTGTGTACCATCTGCCGCCATTGCCTCCCACTTCTCAATACCATATTTCTTCTCAAAGTATTTCTCTGGTATCTGAATATGGTATTTGATATTGAAAGCTTTTTCGTACATGGTTTTTATGAGGTTAGGTATTTTGCAAGCGATTTCAACCCATCCTGAAAGCCTTGCCCCGTCCCATGCAGGAAGCTGATAGTAAGTCTTGTTAGGTGAAGGATAATTATTTGGAACAATAGCCGATTTGAACCCACCTAACCCACGCTCGGATAACTGCCTTTCTGCAATGGCTTTAAGTGATTCAACCGGATTGTACATATCAGCGCAATCCAATTGTTTTAGCAAATTGCCATCAACAGGCAATACATTCTCCAGATTGACAGGGTTTTGAATCAAGCCTCTCATTACCCTTTTTGGGTCGAACTTAGAGAACTGGTCGCCAGACATTCCCCACATTTTGGTAAGGAAGACAGAACTAATGTCGCCTTTATCGTCCATTTGCTTGAACCGGCAATCGCAAGATTCTTGGTGTACCCATCCAGTAATCTTTTTTGTATCTTTTGAAAATATTGCTTCAGGGAATACATTACCAAACCAAGCCCAATCTAATAGATATTCAGTCCAGAAGCGATAGTATTGAGGGCTGTTCATCATTTTAAACAAGTCCTTGTTTTCTCCTGGTTGCATTGGGGTGAATATTTCACTACCATCGTCCTTATACCCAGTAATCTTTCCTGCCATTATTCCATTGCCCCACAGTCTGCGAGCTTTGCGTCCTAGAGCAGATTTACCGATACCACAATAAGCCATTTGCTGCTCTATGTTTTGCGGAAAGCGATTGTCTTCGCCCCATAGTGCCACATCAATAAGGTTCATTAGCTTCCTGATGGGCGCGGCAGTTCCTTTTAATCCAGTAGAATTGAATGTTCCAGCACTTCCGTTTGTCTTAGAAAAAAAGACAGCAGACTGGCTTGATTTCATGTAAGCAACAGGACCATCTAATACAATATCGTCGTCATAGTTCATATAACTTGCTGGTTGTTTATTTGAAAAATTAATAGTGGATGTACCTTCACTAACCTTTTATTGGGTAGTTCTAGGTTACGGGTAAAGTGGTAGTTGTGCTGTGGATTTCTAGCGGTAGCATTACTAGCTGAAGGAATAGTATTTGAGGTTGATTTATTGGCATTAGGCTGTCTATTTCGAGCAATGCGGCATCTTTTAAGCTCTATTGACTTGCCGCCATTGCCACGTTTTGTATCGGCAGTAACAAAACAGAGACTTATCCAATCTCCGCTTTCTACTATTTCAATAACACGCTTTAAATCTATTGCCATAATGCTAAAGTGGCATTAGATTGAGGGTGGCAAAAGGACAAAAAAACAACCCGTCGAAGACACCATAAACGCTACTTTTTTTTTCGAGCGAGCGCAATGACGTAGGAGTGGAGCGAAGCTAGAAAAAAAAAGTAGCCGCCCCATATCTGGGAACGGCTACCGGGTAAGCGTGGGGGCTGTATTAACTTAAAAAATCATTTACCTCTAAACATATTTCAAAAGCTTTTTTAGTACGTTCTAAGCCTGTGCCAAAAAGTATGCTGTTTAGTTTCTGGCTGTCTGTCTTGTATGTGTTTACATTCTGATAATACCCTGTTATTGAATTGTAAGCACCAAATAAAGTGCCTGCGGTTGTTTCCATTTGTTGGGTTTCGCTTGTCATTGCATACTCAAAAACTTGCCCGCAAACTTCCTGAAATTGTCTGCTAAATTCAAAAGCCTTTTTTTCGGTTGCGACCGCTTCAAATACTTCTTTATTTGGTGACATTGCAAGGGCAATAAGTTTTTTAAGTTCGGGGTCTGTTATGCGTGTTTTGCTCCACTTGTTAAAAACAGTCTTTAACATTTCGCTCGTGCTGTCTGCAATTTTTATAATCCGGGCGGCTTCTGTCAGTTTCTGCTCTGCGTTGGCGGTGTGTTTAATATAAACAGCGTTTGAATGGTTTTTCAATGCCATGTTTAGGGTATTATTACAAACTATGCGAATAGGCGTAAAGGCTGCCATTATTGAGCCGCTGCCATCGTGCGAAGTAGTTAAAAATATATACTGTTCTATTAAGTCATTGCGCCCAACTTTTATAACCTCGGGCATCTTTGCAGTTATAAATATTTTCTCACCGTCTCCCAATGCTCCTGCGGTTTCGTATTGGATGCCGTTGTTATCCACTAGGGTATCGAAAAAAGAAAAGGCGGTTTTATTCTGCACTACTTCATACTTACTACCGACTACGCCCAATATTTGGGCGGTGTCGGTTCTTACTGTTGCGAAGTGTGTTGTAATATCCTCGCCCTCCGTTGTTTGGATGGGTTTCTTTGTCACTTCATAATCTAACCCTGCGTAAATTATAGCCTCCCCACTTGTAGGGTAATCGTTTACTATTGTTCCTAGCCCGTGCCATGCTTTTTCTTTTACTGAAAAAAAAGCGTCTTTACCTGTGTTTATGTTCCTGTTAATATTGTGAGCCATTGTAAAAAGTTTAATTGATTAAAAAAATTAGATTAAGCCATCATCCGCAAAACTGAAAAATTGATTTTCTGCGTTAATTATGATGTGGTCAAATAAGCGAATAGAAAAAAGTTCTGCACTCTGTTTTATTTTCTGTGTCATGCGTTTATCTGCTTCGCTTGGTGTTAGGTTTCCGCTTGGGTGGTTGTGGCTTAAAATTATCGCTTGTGCGTTTAATTTAATGGCAGCCTGTAGTATTATAATCGGGTCGCAAATTGTACCGTTTATACTTCCCTCGCTTACTTTCATAACAGATAAAACGGCGTTTGCATTGTTCAAATACATGGCATAAAAGAATTCTTTATGTGCTATTTTATTCGGGTCGTACACACTGTAAAAAATTTCGCTTGCGTTTCGGCTTCCTTTTATTGTAGGTCGTTCGCTTGCTTTCTGTGTCACTTTGTAGATAATTTCCACCTCTGCTACTTGCAAGCCTCTTGCATCTATATTATTTTTTTTCATGGTTTGGGGGTTTTAAAATGGCAAATCAGTTTCAATTGTTGTTAGTTCGGCTGGTGTCATTGCAGGCGTTGAAGCTGTGAAAGTTTCGGGGGCTTTCTCTTTAGCTTCATTTTTTCCAAAGACTTGAAAAAAGGTAACACGAAGGTTAAAATAGGTTTCTATTTCTCCGTTTTGGTTTACTGCCTTACGAGGTTTGAAAATACCCATTGCAGTAATGCTACGCCCTTTTACTAGCAAATCTTTTGCTTTTGTATTGTTCCAAATACTGCACCTTATATATGTCACTTCGTTAACTATTTCGCCGTTTGTGGCTTTGTATCTTTCATTGCTAGCGACTGTAAAAGATGTTAGGGTATTATCTCCTATTTGCTTAATGCTTGCATCTGCGGTAATATTTCCGCTTACTGATAAAATAATCATGATTAAAAATTGAGGGGATTAATAAAGGGTTAACCCCACCCATTAGCGGGGTTAACTGATAAAAAAACTAGATAGAAAAATCAAATTGCGTTTCTATTTCTTGCAGTTCCGCTCTTAGCTTGTTTTTAGCAAGTTCTACCATTTCGGCAATAACTGTAGAGTTTGAAACTGTAAAAGAATTGGCGTTGCTGTCGGTAAGTCGTAGGCTGCAACTGGAGCCAGTAGGGGCAATATAAAATTTGCCAAAGCTTTCGAGAGCTTCAACTATTTTCTCCCTACGTTCTGAAACCTCCAAAAGTGTTTTTAACTTTTCAATCCTCTTCTCAATGGGTGGTAATTTTGGTTTTTGTACCTCCTGTTGTGGGGTTTGCAGTTTTATTTCTGCCGCTTCTACTACCGTTGAAACTACGGGTTTTGCAGTTGTGCCGTTTGTTGGCTTTACTACTGTCTCTGTTGGCTTTTGTACGCCGTTGGTGTTTGTAACCATAAAATTTGTTGCAAGTGTTTAGCGAGGTTGCGCCCCTCTTTTAATTCCTTATAAAGTTACGAAATTTAAACGAGACTAACAAACAAAAAGGCAACAATTTTACAACTTTTTGCATCTTTTTTTATTGGTTTTCAATAATATAAAACCCGTTTTAAAAATAAAAGAAGATTTCTCGCTAAAAAACTGCCGCCCACAAAAAGTCTGA